CTGATGGAGATTAGCCAAGACGAAGACAACAAAACTGCGCTTAAAGCCTTGGAATTACTAGGAAAAGCATCGGATTTGTTCACTGAGCGCTCTGAAATCACCATTACACACAAGACTAGCGACGAACTTAAGGCTGCAATTAAGGAGCGGATCGCTCAATTAATGCAAATGCAGAAGATTGACAACAAAAGTAAGACAGAAAACCGTCTAGCCCAGCTAAAACATAGCCAAAATGAAGTAGTAGACGTCGAAGCCAAAGAAAAATGAGCACCCCAGCTGCCCAAAACGCCCCAAAAAAGCGGCTAACCCTAGCTGAACTAGAGTTTTTAGACAAAAACTTGGACCATATGGGCGAAGCGGAGCTCAGAACTTGGTTTAAGGACCTAGATACCACGGTAGTTGACGAAGAACAGGACTCTGCACAAGAGCATTTCATGGCTTTTGTGAAAAAAGCATGGCCCACATTCATAGAAGGAGCGCATCATGAGGAAATGGCATCAGCGTTTGAACGAGTCGCAAGAGGAGAATGCAAGCGACTTATTATTAATATGCCACCTAGGCATACAAAATCTGAATTTGCTAGTTACCTCCTTCCTGCTTGGTTTTTGGGTAAATTTCCTGAGAAAAAGGTTATTCAAACCAGCCATACCGCTGAGCTTGCTGTGGGCTTCGGACGCAAAGTCCGTAATTTGGTCGACTCAGACGTATACAAGTCAATATTTCCGGGAGTTGGACTCCAAGCAGACTCCAAGGCTGCAGGTCGCTGGGCAACTAATAAGGGCGGAGATTACTTTGCAATCGGTGTTGGCGGAGCGGTTACTGGTAAAGGCGCTGATATCCTCATCATTGACGATCCGCACTCAGAACAAGAGGCAACCTTAGCCGAGAGTAACCCCGAGGTGTATGACAAGACCTACGAGTGGTATACGTCAGGTCCTCGTCAGCGTCTACAGCCTGGTGGCTCAATCATTATTGTGATGACCCGGTGGTCTAAGCGGGACTTGACTGCCCAGGTGGTTAAAGCTGCTCAGCAAAGGTCTGGAGAGAATTGGGAAGTCATTGAGTTTCCTGCCATATTGCCTGATGGACTACCGCTGTGGCCTGGCTTTTGGAGTCTTGAAGAACTAACGGCTCTGAAGCAGGAATTGCCAAACGCTAAGTGGCAGGCGCAGTATATGCAGGCGCCGACATCAGATGTAGCGGCGATCATTAAACGGGAGTGGTGGCAGATCTGGGAGCATGAGCACCCGCCGCAGTGTGAGTACCTCATCCAGTCTTGGGATACGGCCTTCCTTAAAACCCAGCGGTCTGACTACTGTGCTTGCACAACCTGGGGAGTGTTTTATCAGGCTAATAGCAGGGGAGTTGAGGTACCTAACATCATCTTACTTAATGCCTTCAAAGAACGGATGGAGTTCCCGGAGCTTAAACAGAAAGCCATGGAAGAGTACAAAGAGTGGGAGCCAGACTCACTAATTGTGGAAGCTAAAGCCTCCGGAGCCCCGCTAGTGTTCGAGTTAAGAGCGATGGGTATCCCTGTTCAGGAATACGTACCATCAAAAGGGAGCGATAAAATTGCCCGCTTGAACGCAGTTGCTGATATATTTGCATCTGGGAGAGTATGGGTACCGAACACACACTGGGCTGATGAGTTAGTTGAAGAGACAGCTAGCTTCCCAAGTGGCGAGCATGACGACTTAGTGGACTCGATGACCCAAGCACTATTAAGATATAGAAGGGGTGGGTTTGTGCAGTTGGACTCCGACGAAGAGGATGAGCCACAGCAGTTTAAATCCAGGCGTAACAAAGGTTACTACAACGTATAGGTAAATATATGGCAATAGATAAAGCACTATCACAGGCCCCGATGGGATTAGGTGGACTTCCTATGATGGAAGAAGGCCCAGAGATTGAGATCGAGATTGAGGACCCCGAGTCAGTTGAGATTGGCATTGATGGTATGCCGATTCTGCGTCTTGAGGAAGAAGAGCCTAGTGATAAGGACTTTGATGCCAACCTAGCCGAGTACATGAGTGAAGAGCACTTGCAGTTATTGGCAAGTGATTTAATAGGTGACTTTGACGAAGACATCAGTAGCCGCAAAGACTGGATGCAGACATACGTCGATGGCTTGCAACTTCTAGGTATGACTATTGAAGAGCGAGCTGAACCATGGGAAGGTGCGTGCGGTGTGTATCACCCACTACTTAGCGAGACGCTAGTGCGCTTCCAAGCTGAGACCATCATGGAGACATTCCCAGCACAAGGTCCAGTTAAGACACTAATTATTGGTAAAGAGACACCTGAGAAAAAAGCTGCAGCCGAGCGAGTTGCAGATGATATGAACTACCAGCTCACGGAAGAAATGCCGGAGTACAGACCTGAGCATGAGCGCATGCTCTGGGGCTTAGGACTATCTGGTAATGCGTTCAAAAAAGTTTATTACGACCCAAGTCTTGGACGTCAAGTATCTATGTTTGTGCCTGCAGAAGATCTGGTTGTGCCATACGGTGCATCGGACTTAGCAAGTGCAGCACGGGTAACGCATGTGATGCGTAAGACCCCCAACGAGGTTAAGAAGTTGCAAGTGGCAGGCTTCTATCGTGATGTTGAGTTGCCAGAACCTGTTGATGCGTTCGATGAAGTTGAGAAAAAAATTGCAGAGAAGATGGGCTTTAGAGCGTCAGTAGATGATCGCTACAAGCTCTTGGAGATGCAAGTAGACTTGGATTTAGATGGGTATGAAGATGTAGATGACGACGGTAAACCGACAGGTATTGCGCTACCCTACATTGTCACCATCGAGAAGGCCAATGGTACTATTCTTGCCATTCGTCGCAACTGGAGGCCAGAAGATGAACATAAGAAAAAGCGTTCGCATTTTGTGCATTATGGTTATATTCCCGGTTTTGGTTTCTACTGCTTTGGTCTTATTCACCTTATCGGGGCGTTTGCTAAATCAGGAACTTCAATTCTCCGCCAACTCGTTGATGCAGGATCTCTTGCCAACTTACCTGGTGGCTTCAAAGCCCGGGGCATGCGAGTCAAAGGCGATGACACGCCGATAGCACCTGGAGAGTGGCGTGACGTAGATGTGCCCGCTGGAACAATGCGGGATAATTTCTTGCCGTTGCCATATAAAGAGCCAAGTATGGTTCTTGCTGGGTTGATGGATAAGATCATCGAAGAAGGCCGACGCTTCGCAAGTGCGGCTGATCTTCAGATTAGTGACATGTCTAACCAAGCACCGGTTGGTACAACACTAGCGATTCTGGAGCGTACATTAAAGGTAATGTCCGCTGTACAAGCCCGCATCCACTACTCATTTAAAGAGGAGCTTAGGTTACTTCGTGACATCATTCGTGATTACACTCCAGATACCTACACATACGAGCCAGTCGAAGGCACACCACGTGCAAAGAAGTCTGACTACGACAATGTTGATGTCATCCCAGTGTCTGATCCAAACGCTGCAACCATGGCGCAGAAGATCACACAATATCAAGCTGCACTACAGTTAGCTCAGTCAGCTCCACAGATATATAACTTGCCACAACTGCATCGTCAGATGCTTGATGTGTTGGGTATTAAGAATGCCCAGAAGCTGGTCAAACTACCAGAAGACCAGAAACCTGAAGACCCCATCACTGAGAATCAGAACATCTTGATGATGAAACCAGTCAAGGCGTTCTACTACCAAGACCATCAGGCGCATATCGCTGTACACATGGCAGCCATGCAAGATCCAAAAATCATGCAGTTAGTTGGGCAAAACCCACAGGCACAAGCCATGCAAGCCGCAATGATGGCGCACGTCAATGAGCATATCGCTTACGAGTATCGCAAACAGATGGAAATGGAGATGGGTGTTGACTTGCCGTTCCATCCAGATGAGACCGACGCTGATGAAAAAGTCATGCCAGAAGAACTTGAAGTACGCATCTCGCAAATGGCAGCCCAAGCGTCGCAAGCACTACTCCAACGTGATACTAACGAGGTACGTGCACAGCAAGCTCAAGCCGCTCAGAATGATCCGATCGTTCAAATGCAGCAGCAAGAGTTGGCAATCAAGCAGGCTGAGGTTGAAATTAAGAACAAGAAGCTAATGACTGACGCTGCAGCCAAGGCCGACCAGTTGCAAATTGAACGTCAACGCATTGACTCGCAAGAGAAGATTGCTGCGATGAACGCAACGATTAAAGTAAATGAAGACGCCAAGAATCGCCTTGCAAAAGAGGGTGAGATTGGTGCTAAGTTAGGCATTGACCTGGCCAAATCCAGGGCACAACTTATGAATAGAGGCGGTAAACAATGATAGATAAATACCTTGACCATCTAACCCAAAAGTTAGCGGAACAGGTCAGAGCTTTGGAAGAAAGCTTGGGTGCCGGCGGGGCCAAAACCTTCGACGAGTACCAGTTAGTGTGCGGTCAGATAAAAGGTCTGCTGATGGCACAGAATGAAATTAGTGACCTTAAACAAAGAACGGAGAACTCTGATGAGTGAAATCCTTATCGGCTCAAACCCCGATAGTGCGCAGCAAATAGTAATAACCGACGCTCTTGGCAATCCAATGCCTTCGATCAACAACGAGGGTGAGTACATTCCCATTGAGCAACGGGCAAAGCAGCTTCCTAAACCACAAGGGTACCGCATCCTGTGCGCCATACCTGATGTGGAAAAGCAATTTGAGGGGTCTGATCTATTTAAACCGGATGACTTAATCAAGAAGGACGAGATTTTGACTACGATTCTTTTCGTGGTTGAGCTTGGTCCAGACTGTTATAAGGACGCCACAAGGTTCCCAACTGGACCTTGGTGCAAACCCGGGGATTTTGTATTAGTCCGACCAAATGCCGGAACCCGCCTTGTGATTCATGGCAAGGAGTTCAGAATCATCAATGACGACTCTGTTGAGGCTGTTGTTGAGGATCCACGTGGCATAACCCGTAAATTTATATAGGAGCTAAATCATGCCTGAAATGCAAAAAGAAGAATTTAAGTTCCCTGATGAGCAAGAAGATAAGGGTAAACCCTTAGAAGCGTCAGCGGATGACGATGTTGAGTACATCATTGAAGACGACACCCCTCCAGAGGATCGGAACCAAAAGCCGATGCCAAAGGAGATCGTTGAGAAGCTAGAAGTTGCTGATGAAGACGCAGAAGAGCTAGACCCCAAGGCGCAAAAAGAGCGTCTTAAGCAATATAAAAAGGTCTGGAACGATGAGCGTCGCCGTGCTGAAGCGGCCGAGCGTGAGCGTCAAGCAGCTTTTGAAGCACTAGAAAGACTTAATGCCGAGAACCGGCAACTTAAGGAGCGCTATACCGCAGGCGAGAAAACGTACATTGAAACCGTACAAAGCAACGCCGACCTAGAGCTCAACGCAGCTAAGAAGAATTATCGTGAGGCATTGGATTCTGGTGATGCAGATCGCATTGTTGAAGCTCAAACCGCTTTGTCGGAAGCTACCTTCAAAGCACAGCAAGCCAAACAATTTAAGCCCAGTGCTTTACAAGAGCAGGAAAATGCAGTACAAATACCACAAACGCAGCAAGAAGTTCCCAAGGTTGATGCCAAAACACAATCTTGGTTGGATGAAAATCCTTGGTATGGTTCCAAAAAAGCTATGTCAAACTTTGCTGTAGGTATACATGAAGAACTTATTGATGAGTATGGTCCAACAATCGTAGGCACCGATAAGTATTTCAAGCACATTGACAAAACAATGCGCAAAAAATTTCCAGAGTATTTCGATACCGAGGAAGAAAGTAGTCAGGCTGAGCCGCAGCCAGAGCCTCAAACAGCTCAGGAGAAAGCAAAGCCAAGTACGGTTGTAGCTCCGGCGACCCGCTCAACGTCCTCCAAACAGGTGCGATTGAAGCAGTCACAAATGGCCATTATTAAGAAGTTTGGCCTAACACCCGAAGTGTATGCCCGTGAACAACGTAAATTGGAGGCTTCAAATGGCTGAAAACAGACTGACCCGTGAATTAGAGACCCGAGTTAAGGTAGAGCGCCCCACGCATTGGGCTCCACCTGAATTACTCCCCGAGCCCGACAAACAGGCTGGGTACGCTTATCGCTGGATTCGTGTTGCATCTTTAAATCAAGCGGACCCCCGCAACCTATCTGCCAAACTCAGAGAAGGATGGGAGCCAGTACGTATTGAAGAACAACCGAAATTTCAAATGCTAGTCGATCCCAATAGTCGATACAAAGACAATATTGAGATTGGCGGGTTGTTACTTTGCAAAACTCCTGTTGAGTTTGTTGAGCAGCGGAATAAATACTATTCTGGCCAAGCCGACGCTCAGATGGAGGCTGTAGAGAACACTCTTATGCGTCAAAGCGACACCCGTATGCCTCTGTTTAATGAGCAGAGAACTACGAGTTCCTTTGGCAAAGGTTCTTAACTTATTAATTAGGAGTATTTAAATGGCTTACCCAACCGTTGACGCTCCCTACGGCTTACAAGCAATTAACCGTGTAGATGGCTTGCCATATGCAGGTGCAGTTCGTCAGATTCCAATTGCATCCACATATAACACTGCAATCTTCAATGGTGACATTGTTAATATCGTCGCAGGCGGCACAGTAGCAAAATCCCTAGTAGTAGCTAACGTTTCGGCTAATACCGCAACAACTACCGCTGGCGTTTTTGTTGGTGTTCAGTATGTAAATTCGCAAGGCCAGACTGTACAGGCTCAGTATTACCCAGGTAATGCTGCTGCTACTTCGGCTATCGCTTATGTTATTGATGATCCTATGGCTGCTTTCAAAGTGGCAGTAACTTATAGTGGCAACGCTACTATTACTACTGTTAACCAAAGCATTGTTGGTACCAACATGGCTGTACGCCAAGGTACTGGCTCTACCACCACAGGTGACTCAGCAGTTTCTGTATACGCAACTACATCAGAAGGTAACTCTAACGTATTGCCTTTCCGTGTTATTGCCGTTGTTCCAGACACTGCAGCAAATGCGACTGCTTTCCGTGAGGTAGTAGTTAAGTTCAACAACCACCAGTACAACAATACTACTGGCTTGGATTACACAGCTTAAGGAGCTTAAAAAATGGCTATTTCTCGTGCACAACTACTAAAAGAGTTGCTACCGGGCCTTAACGCTTTGTTTGGCTTAGAGTACGCTCGCTATGGTGAAGAACACAAAGAGATCTATGAAACAGAGACCTCTGAGCGTTCCTTCGAAGAAGAGACCAAGTTATCAGGCTTTAGTGCTGCTCCCGTGAAGAACGAGGGTGCACCAATTGCTTATGACAATGGTCAAGAGGCTTGGACAGCTCGCTATACCCACGTAACGATCGCTCAGGGTTTCTCTCTGACCGAAGAAGCAATTGAAGATAACTTGTATGACTCCTTGTCTGCTCGTTATACCAAGGCTTTGGCTCGTTCCATGGCGTATACCAAGCAAGTTCGTGCTGCTTCTGTATTAAACAACGGCTTTAGCGCAAGCTATCCAGGCGGTGACGGTGTTGCTTTGTTCGCAAACAACCACCCACTCGTTTCTGGTGGCACCAACAGCAACATTCCTACGACCGCTGCTGACCTTAACGAGACTTCTTTGGAAGCCGCCGTTATTCAAATCAGCTTGTGGACAGACGAGCGTTCGCTCTTGATCGCTGCTAAGCCACGTAAGTTGATCGTGCCACCTGCACTACAGTTCGTTGCAACTCGTTTGCTAGAAACCGAACTCCGTGTTGGTACGAATGACAACGACATCAACGCAATCAAGAATAACGGTTCGATTCCAGAGGGTTACACCATTAACCACTTCTTGACCGACTCCAATGCTTGGTACTTGACGACTGATGTACCTAACGGTATGAAGCACTTCGTTCGTGTTCCTTTACAGAACTCGATGGATGGTGACTTTGACACCGGTAACGTACGTTACAAGTCACGTGAGCGTTACAGCTTCGGCTGGTCCGATCCACTCGGAATGTTTGGTTCCGCAGGAGCCTAAAAATTGGGGGGAGAAATCCCCCCTTTTTGTTTTATTTGATGTAAGATTTGATTTATCTGGGTGAATCGCTTATCAAACCGCCCCAGCGGACGCATACACGATTGATAGGCTGAACTTTGTATGAAGGACAATTTAAAATGGCAACAGCAACTACCTCAGCCGTATGGCGCTCCACTGGTGGAGATCAAACACGCACTGCAGAAGCAGGCTCCATGGTTATGGCAGTCCCCTTCCATATTGCTAACTTAGCAGCAAGTGCAAACGTACTTAATGTTTCTGGCGGATCAGCTTTAATTCTTCCTGCTGGCGCAGTAGTAACCGAAGTTATTGTTAGCGCTACTGGTACTGGACGTGCTGACATAGGGTTTACCCCACTTGTTAGCGTTGGCCCCGGTCAAACTACTACTCTTGGCACCAATGTCCCACAAGGCTTAGTAGCTAATTTAACTATGGCTAGCCGTGTAACCATTTCTACTGGCGGTACAGGTGGCGGTGCTTCTTTGGGCAACGTAGCTAATGCAACTAACTTAGTCGTTGTTACTAGCGCTGCTAACGGTACTTCTTCTGGTACGGTTTCTGGTCGAATCATTTATCACGTAGCTGACGCTGGTCAACAAAGCGCCTAATAGGAGGCTCTTATGGGCATGCAATATGACGTTAAAGCGACGGCTATAGCTGCCGGGCAGACAAACGCTGCGGTGTTTGCTGGGGCTGCTCGTATTAAAGGCATGGTCGTTGCTATTCCTGCCGCTGGTGGTACTTTAACTTTACGAGATGGCTCTGGTGGCACTATTCGTTTTAGTATGGTAGTTCCTGCTGGCGATGCTACTGTTACCAATATTCTTGTACCTGGTGAAGGTATTCGATGCGATAGCGGTATTTACGCAACTACCCCAGCAGATATGCCTGTAACGGTGTTCTATGGCTAAGACTCCTGCGTGGACTCGCAAGGAAGGTAAGAATCCTGAAGGCGGCTTAAACGCCAAGGGCAGGGCTTCTTATAACGCCGCTAATCCTGGTAAACCTGGGCTTAAACGCCCACAACCAGAGGGCGGTCCTCGCCGTGATTCGTTCTGTGCCCGCATGAAAGGCATGAAGAAAAAGCTAACCAGCGCTAAAACCGCCAATGATCCAAATAGCCGTATAAACAAGTCTTTGCGGGCTTGGAACTGCAAAGAGGGCGGAGCTGTCCGTGGCGGCGGCTGTGAAGTTCGTGGCAAGACTAAAGGGAAGATGATATGAGATACGCACCAGGTCAAGTACCAGCAAACCCAATGGCAACAGCACCAACAAGACCAGGAGTTAGACCAATGGGTC